CATCTGGTCTGAACTCCATCACCTCGCCTGTCTTGATGTCCTTGGCTACTGCACAGTGAACAGTGGTCATCTTATCAAGCAAGTTGTCTGTCTCAATATCAATCACTAACATTCTAGTAGTCATATTCAATTTGCTCCGTTTCTAGTCTACCAGTCTTTTGATTCCTTTTCAATATGTCACATGGCCCAGTCCAGCCATACTCACGATTCTTCTTAACAGAGATGCGAGTCCTGCCTTTAGTCTCATCCTCTGTCTGCTCTGGTTCTAGTGAAGCAATCCAAAAAGCAAGTTGTTCAAAAGCTCCTGAGCCACGAGCCATATCTGGATCAACTAGTAACCATTTTGCATTGTTAATTTCATCATTTTTGTAGACCTTTGGCCCGCTAAATCTTTTGATGTGCGCTACCATAACTACTGTGACGCCTGTTGCAGCGCAAAACGCAGCAAGTTCAGAAAGAACATTGTCAATCAACTTGCGCTCGTTAGCGTTATCATCATGGCTAAAAACAATAGAGATGTGGTCAAAGATTACACGAGTAACCCCTTGACTATGATAGAACCTAAGTATGTGCATAAGACGGTTCACATCAATACGGCCACTCGGCCCTAAATCAATAAACCATGTCCTGCCATTGTTAATCAACTTTTCATAAGAAGTTTTAGCCTTTTCGTCGCTAACAAGATCAGGATTAACCCTATATTGCTCTAAGGGCACGTTATTATCAAGAGCAATAAGTCTTTGTGTAGCCTTTTTCAAGTCTTCTTCTAAGAACAACCAAGCGACTTTCTCTTCTGTACTAGTTATCAATTCATAACCAAGTTCTGCAACCCAAGTGGACTTGCCAACTCCCGGAGGTGCCATTACAACTCCTAATTCTCCGTCTCTTAGTCCACCTAGCTTACGAGAAAATTCAGGATATGTTTTGAACTTGTATCCCGGCTTAATAGGTTCACGAACCATATCAAAGCATACGTCAGAGCCGGGGATGATCATCTCAGGTTGGTAATCTTTAGCCCGAGAGACGGCTTTGTAAATCTCGCCTTGTCTCCCTTGCTTAATGGCATCATTAGCATCCTTGATGGCCTCTGGCCACTCCCCAACCTTGAGTTTTACCTCTGTCGAGTAAAGGTCAGCGAACTTTTCAACGCCTTCACGGCCTTGGTCGTCGTTGTCAAATAGTAGGAGTAACCCCTCAAAGCTAGTGAGATAATCCCATACTTCACGCTTGTCCAGACCACCGCAAGACGAGCCATTCGGCAACGACAGAACCGTGTAATCTTTGCCCTTGTCGTGGTACGCCTGCCAGACTGCCAAAGCATCTTCTTCTCCTTCTGTGACAATTGCGAATTTGCCACCTCTCGTAAATACCGACTGACCAAATAACCCGCCATAATCGCCCACTATCTCCATGTCTTTCTTTGTGAGAGCGTTCTTGCGTTTCCAGCCGCCTCCAAGGCCAGCAGGAAAGAAGATCGCTTGCTTGTCAGGCTCACCGTCCTCTGGCCGCACCGCTTGACGAACACCGTATCGTTTCACTGCATCTGAAACGATCCCACGATATGACAAGTCAGCAAGTCCGTAATCTCCAATCTCTTCTACGTTGTACATGCTTTTAACTCTACGCGAATGTGAACTTTTCTTAGTGTTCCCGTCCAGTTGCTTTTGTGAGATGTAGCCGCAGTTGCTAAAGCAGTAGCCGCCGTGGTCTTGGTAAAGAGCCAAGCTGTCAGAGCTGCCACACTTAGGGCAAGGTTGGCTAGTAGCTGAATACTTACCGGCCATCGAATACGTCCTCATCTGCATCGTCGAACGGATACTCATCACAGAAAAGGATTGAGTCTGCGCCATCCTGATCGACTAGATCGGCAATGTCAGGGTTCTCAACAATACCTTGGCAATTCCTGCAAAGGTCGTTAGGAATCTTCTTGTCAAACACTTGACCCATCGCAAGCTCTTGGTGTGAAAGTATTTTGTTACAAGCCGCGCAACGACTCATGGCTCTCTGTCCTTTCTGTCTTTGTTTACCTTGTGCTTGAACTCATCACACCTAGCGTGAGGACAAGCCGGGGTGTCGTGGAATACGCACCAGTGATTAGTGTAATACCTGCAATTGACACAAGCAACCCTAGTCAACCAAGAATCGGTTTGTGTACTCTTCTGCTTGTTCTTCAAGCTCATCGTAATGCTCCTTAGCCATCTTATTCAGACCGTCATCTACCATAGCACACAAGGCAGAGCCGATCTTTTCGAAGTCCTCCTTGGTGCGAAGGTTTCCGCACTTCTGAGTCATCCCAATAGCCTTGGACAACTTCTCGACACACTCGATGTCGTTGAAAACGTAGTCAAGGAACAAGTCCCAACCCTTGTTAGTCTCGGCAAGGTAAGTTGCCACCTCTTCCTCCGAGACAGGATCAACAGCCAGCTCTGGATCAAACTGTGCAATGTACATATCAAATCACCTCTTCGATTACTTTCCTAACGGTTCGAGAGCATTGTTTCACACTTCTGCCCTCGTTGCAACCCCCTGCCGCCATGTGTTCATCCCAAGCGTGGATACCTAGCCTAGCCACGGATTGCCTAACCCTATCTAGCCAGTATTCCTCTTCACCCTCTGGTTCAGCCCCAAGGTCTGAGTCCAAGCACTCACCAAATATCTCTTCAAGTCTTTCAATCATACTAATCTCCAGAACATAGATATATGTTAGATAGTTGTTATAGGTATGTTAGATAGTATTATATTTATATATCTATAACAGTATCTAACAGTATCTGTTAGTATAGGGTAACACAAAATTTTTATTTGTCAACCCCTGATTCTTCAGAGGCTAGGATTACCCTTGAGATTTTGTGGTTACCTCCAATTAGGGTTGGGCAGTCAACTTTATCCTTGGCGGTCACCACCTGCTCCAATTGAGTTATAGGCATCTCTCGCACCTTTTTGGCCGCTTCGTTCAAGTTTTCAGCCTTAACCTGTACTTGATATGGCACTGTGAGCGTCACAGAGAAGCTCTGAGAGGATTTTGAAGGTGTAGTAGTGCTACCCCACTGCTTAACTGCTTTTATCGTCACCTGCGTCCTCTCCTTTGTTCTTTCCGATATATCTTTGCTCTTGGAACATGTTACAAAGTAACGCCATGTCAGTGAGCTTGCTGTGGACTAACTTGTGTTCTTGGGTCAAGATTATAAGAGCAGCACAAGAGAAGGGGTCTCCTTCCTTGGCGTGTTCCTTCAGTGTCTCCCAATACTGGCGTAGTCGAGTCTCGTTAGGGATGATCTGCTCTCCCTTACGTCCCGGTTTTCCTTTGCCGTCCTTGATCTTAGGTCTACTATTTAAGGCCATTGCTGAACTTCTCCTCAATGTGTTGCTTGATTCTGCGGATGTACTCTTCTGCCTCGTCGTCAAACCTACGCCAAGCCTCCGACATCTTCTGTGCTTGACGCTCTCCTATCTCCTTGTAAGCCCTCATAAAGAGTGCGTTGTCCATCATCATGTCAATACGCTTTCTGTCCTCCTCCTCTTGAGTCACGCTGTGTCCAAGACTGATTTGTTTCTTGCCGTAGTCTGCTTGCAGTCTTTCCAGCAACTCTAACAAATCCTCGTCTGACATCTGTTGAACTTGTACGTCTATCTCTTCAAAGCTCAAATCCGTCACTGCCCCTCTCCTTTCACTTCGTTCAAGTATCTCCCCAGCTTGGGGAGCCGATCTTTGATCTAAAATTTACCTCCAATTAGCTTTTTGTTGACGGGTACATTTAATTTTACTCCAATTGGGTTCTGACTGTCAAGCCCCACCTCCTCCCGTCGCGTTGCTCCTCCCTCCTCCTGCTAGGAGGACGTAAAGAAATCTATCTCCAATTCAATTTCACCTCCAATTAGCTTTCTATTGAAAAATTTTATCTCCAATTAGGTTTTTGTTGAGAAAATTTTATCTCCAATTCACTTTCTATCGACAGAAAAATCATCTCCAATTGGGTTTTATCTCCAATTGGCTTTTTGCTGAGAATTTTCATCTCCAAAGCGATCACTCGGGATCGCGATCTTGGCTTTTTACTGCACCAAATTGGTGCATCTATAGATATAGATAAAAGTTATGATTAAAGCCTGATTGATAACATATCGCTATGCAAAAATTTTTTGACAATAAACAGGGAAGTGTGATATTCGCGCGCGCCCGTTCATTTATTACACGCTCACGGCATAGGCGATAGGCTAAGGCTATCGGTACGACTTTAACGATAGATAAGACAATGAAAAATTTTTTCGAAAATCACTTGACAGCTCGCAAGTGTTTGGGCATACTGAACACAACATAAACGAAAGGCACAGGAGACAAGCAATGAATTATGTTATTTGGCGACAGTATATGGATGGGCCTGTCGAATATATGCAAGACTGGCACGATAGCTGGACAGACAATCCAGAAAAGGCTTACAGGCTCTCAATGGCAATGGCAAGGCAGGAGACAGAAAAGCTCCGCGATTGGTTCTCAAATTGCCAAGGAATGTTCATATCATTCGAGAGCATTGAACAGTAAACAGGAGACAAGAATATGTTTAAGATTGAGACAGCCTATGGTGAATTCTGGAGCAATAGTAGGCGCAAGGCTTGG